TATCGGGGAACTTGCCAAAATGTTGGAAGAGCTGCTTCCTGACGGGCCTGAAAAATCTGCCGGGATGCGCAAACTTCTCGAAGCGAAAGATTGCTTCGTTCGTTCAGTTCTGCCGTAAAGGAGACAATTATGCCATCAGTAAGAGTAAAACGTTCGCAAGTACAAACCTTTTTGAACACCACACCTTTGAGCGCGGCAACTTATGCCCTGATTGGTGATGGCGTGGCTACTGGGAAGATTGCCTACAATCCCAAGACGCAGGAAGAAACATACATCAACCTGGACAATGCCACCATCAGCGTGGAAGATTACGCGCCCAAAATGGCAGTAGCCGCGGTGGCCAAAAATGGGGATACTGTGTTTGAGTTCATCGACAATCTTCGCAGAACCCGCGCCATTCTGGCAGCCGCTGAAACAGACATCGTGAATGTCTGGGCTTATGAGACTGGCGGCCCGACTGCTTACCCGGCTGAAAAACAAGCTGTGGCTATTTCAATCAACGATTTTGGCGGGGATGGCGGCAAGGCAGTTCAGATTAATTACGATCTGAACTACATCGGTACACCCATTTTAGGCACCTTCAACGCTTCCACCGGCGCCTTTACCGCGAGCTAGGAGCAACCATGACAAGCGTAAGAGTAAAGCGCAGTCAGCTTCAAACCTTCCTGAATACGGGTACATTAGTCTCACCGGTCTGGTCTGTGATCGGCGATGGTGTGGCAACCGCCAAGATCGCGTACAACCCGAAGCTCACGGAAGAGACGTATATCAACCTGGATAATGCCACCATCGAAGTGGAAGATTACGCTCCCAAGATGCCGGTGGATGCTGTTGCCAAAAATGGTGACGCAGTTTTTGAATTCATCGACAATCTGCGGAAAACCCGTGCCATCCTGGACGCTGCTGAAACTCAGATCGTGAATGTGTGGCTGTATGAAACTCTATCCATGGGGTATTACCTGGCTGAAAAACAAGCCGTGGCCATTTCTGTCGATGATTTTGGCGGCGACGGTGGCAAGGCAGCCAAGATCAATTACACCCTGGATTACATCGGCACGCCTGTGATCGGGTCATTCAGCCCCGCTGGTCTGGCCTTTGTGCCCGCTCCCGTCAACACCATACTGAGTACCCTGGTGATTGGCGGGGTGACGCTCACACCGTTGTTCTCTGCTGATAACACCTGGTTATGGTACACCGGCTCTGTGGCGGCTTCTTCGGTCACAATGTCTTCAACTTTGACCGGCGCCACCATTGTTCAGAAAGTTGGAGCTTCGGTTGTTTCACAAGGCGGAGCTGCGGCGTTATCCATGGGTCTGAATCACCTGACAGTTCAGGTAACAGTGGGCACGGAAGTAACCACTTATTCAATCGACATCACCCGGACAGCGTAAATGGACTCAATCCGCATTGACACCGGCGAGAAGCACATTTGCATCAACGATGATCCAAACAGGGTGTTGGTATTCAATCCAGCCGACATCCTGTTTGCGGAAAAGTTTTACGCTTTACTGAGTGAGCTGGAGAAGAAGATCACCGAATACCAGGAACGCGGAGCGCAATTGGACAAGGACAATGCGCAGGACGAACATGGTCTGCCCATGAACATTTCTGCGCGTGTGGCCTTTATGCGTGAAAGCTGCGAATATATCCGCGGTCAAATTGATTACCTATTCGGAGTTGGCACCAGCAAACTGGTGTTTGGGGATGCCATGAGCCTGGATATGTTCACGCAGTTTTTCCAGGGAGTTACACCATTTATTCAAACCAGCCGGACGGAGAAGGTCAGTAAATACATCCCGCAAGCTGGTAAGAAGCGGGTACTGAAATAAACATACTGGTTGATGAGTTACCCGGCGCCGTTGAAATAGACGGCGCTGAATTTGAAATCAACACGGATTACCGGTACGCGCTGCGGGTTATCCTGGCATTTGAAGATAATGAATTGACCAACGCAGAAAAACAAATGATTATGCTGGCCAATCTATACTCAGTAATGCCTGTTGATGTAGAACAAGCCATTGAAAAAGCCAGCCTGTTTTTGAATGGCGGCAGGGCCAACAGCGAAGAAGACGATGACGGCCTGCGGTTGTACAGCTTCGAGAAGGACGCAGATTTGATCTTTGCGGCTTTTCGCCAGACGCATGGCATTGATCTGCAAAAAGAAAAAATGCACTGGTGGCAGTTTCTAGCCCTGTTTATGGATCTGGGTCAGGATACGACATTTTGCCAGCTAATCGGCCTGCGGAAACGCGTCAAGACTGGCAAGGCCTCGAAAGAGGAAAAAGAAACCGCTCAACAAATGGGCAGCATGTTTGAGATAGAAGACCTGGACACCCGTACCATTGAAGAACGTGAAAAAGAAGCAGAGTTCTTTCGACTGATAAAGAGGTAATATGGCCGCTGATGGCAGCATTTACATAGACACAAAAATGGATTCGGGGGGATTCAATACCGGAGTTTCGAGTATGGTTGACGGCCTCAAAGGTCTGGCCGGCGCTATTGGTGTCGCCTTCAGTGTGGTGGCTATCACTAATTTCCTGAAAACAGCAGCCTCGGCAGCCTCTGCTATGCAGGTCATGGAAAATCGTTTTAACGGTCTGTTTGGGGCACAAACAGATTATGCTAAAAAGCAACTATCTGACCTGGCCTCAAAAATAAACATGGCGGATGATGATCTGATGAGCCTGGCGGCCACGGTGCAAAATGCCTTTACCGCGCTGGGTTTTGGCGGCAAGCAAGCCGCGGATATGTCCATAAAGTTGACCACGCTGACCGAAGACCTGGCCACATTTTACGGTGTTAGTGATACCGAAATGGCGCAAACAATGATGATGGCTATGCAGGGCATGACGCGCGGGCTGAAATCTCTGGGCATCAGCATCAGCGAAACCGACATTAAAAACAAAGCCATGACGCTGGGGCTTTATAACGGTACGGGTGCTATATCGGATCAGGCGAAAGCACAGGCGATTTATGCGTTGATTGTGGAAAAAACCACAGCCGCACAGGGGAACGCGGAAAAGACAGCGCATACCTGGGCGGGTGAGATGCGCGGGTTGTCCGATCAGTGGGGTAAGTTTACCGAAGCCGTTGGAAATTCATTAATCGTTTTTGCGCCAGTATTGGCATATATCCATGCAATTCTGGCGCAACTTACCACATTTTTTGAAACAGTTGCGCAAATTGTAGGTATGACATTCGGGAATACAGAGGATCAAGCCAAAAAAGCTGCTGCTGGCATGAACACCACAGCGGACGCGGCCAATAATGCAGCCACGGCCCAGGATAACCTGGCAAACAGCACCGCGAATTCTGGAAAGGTGGCAAAAGGTGCGCTGGCGAGTTTTGATCAGTTGAATGTTTTACAGCAAGCACCCGCAACAGCCGCGGCAGCTGATACAGGCGGTGGCGGCGTAGCTCCCGACCTTACCCCGGCTGCGGATAAAACCAGTGCGGCAATGGAAGTTATAAAAACAAAACTGGCTGAAATTCAGAAGTTCCTGCAGCCCGTGACGGATGCTTTTCATAACCTCGTGATTGCCCTGACACCGTTGGGCCAAACCATTTGGGCAGGGTTGAAATGGGCCTGGGATAATATTCTTGTTCCGCTTGGAAAATGGGCGATTACGGATCTGCTTCCACATTTTCTTGATCTGGTAGCAGCCGCAGGTAAAGTCTTGAACTCAGTATTATTGCAACTTCAGCCTGCCTGGGATTGGTTATGGAAAAACATTATCGAGCCAGCCGGGGAAGCAATTGGAAAAGCGATTATAGATGGTTTGGATTGGATAACCGCCAAACTTACTGATCTCAGCAATTGGCTTAATGCTAATCCCGACTTGTTCAAAACTTGGTCTGACAATATTTACAACGCTTTCGAACCGATCGCCAACTGGTTCATGAAGTATGTCTACAATCCAATTGCTGATAATTTCGGTTTGTTAGTAACCGCGGTTGGTGACTGCATAAAAAGCATAACAAATGCGCCCTGGTGGCCAGTTTTAGTGGGTACAGTTACGGCTATTCTTAAGGCAATCGCATCCACATTTTATAGTGTTTTTGAACTTATTGGCGGCATTGTAAGAGATGCAATAGAAATGATAGCCGGAATTATTAGCGGGTTCATATTAATAATTAGCGGCATTCTAAAATTTATTATTGGGAGTTTTACTGGTGATTGGAAATTGGCTTGGTCTGGATTGGGGGACATCGTAACAGGTGTTTTCCAGCAGGTTTATAGTGTTGTTCGGGGCGTGGTGAATTTGATTATTGATTTGATAAATTTCATGATGCGAAGTGTAAACATTGGTATGAATGCAGCCATCAGCGCAATTGATTCAATACATGCGTCTATCCCATCATGGGTACCCGGTATTGGTGGACAATCCTGGAGCCCGGGAATACCCCAACTTGGTAACGCTCCACAAATCCCCCACCTGGCCACCGGCGCCGTGATCCCGCCTAACGCGGCTTTTGCCGCCATCCTGGGGGATCAGAAATCCGGCACCAACATCGAAGCGCCTGAAGCACTCATTCGCCAGATCGTGCGCGAAGAATCCCGCCAGACCGGACAGCAGAACATCAGCATCAGCTTTGGCGGCACCCTCGGCGAACTGGTCAGACTGCTTAAACCGCAAATCGACAAAGAGAACACTCGCATCGGCAGCAGCTTAATAAGCGGGGGCGTGGTCAGATGATTATTATCGACTCAATCACTTACGATATTCCCATACTGAGTATCAAGCGCACAGCAGACTTCCTGGATAAATATGCCGAGCGAACTGAAGACGGCGTTTTGCACCGTGAGCTGATCGGTGTTTATTTCAATTACCAGCTTGCCTTCGGCCAAACCACGGATACTGACACCTACGCGGCGTTGTGGGCAAAGTTGACCGAAGCTACTGAGTTCCACACTGTGACCGTGCCCGATGAATCGGGTGACTACACATTTATTGCCTATTTTTCCAATGTCGCGGATGAGGTTCGTAAAACCAGCACAGTAAATTACTGGAAAAACCTGACCGTGAACTTTATCGCACAGGCGCCCGCCCATGTCTAATACTGCGCC